CTACATCTAATGTACTTCCAAGACTTGTAGCACCTGATACACGTATTGTACTAAGGAAACCTGAAGCTCCAGATACAGTAGCTGTACTCAAGAAGTTAACTGCACCAGCTACACTAAGAGTACCACCAATCGTAGCATTACCTGTTACTCGTAAAGCTGAAACAGATGTATTACCAGAAGCTGGAACATTCGTTAAATTAGATCCATCACCATAGAAAGCAGAAGCACAAACCTTTGCATTGGCTGCTTGTACACCAGTACCTGCTATGGTAACAGTTCCTGTTATATTAAGATTACCACCTATGGATGTATTACCTACTACGGATAAAGCTCCACCTACACCAAGTGAATCTGCCAAAGTCACAGCACCACCTATGGTAGCCGTACCTCCAACAGTCAAGTTGCCTACTAGTACTGAGTTACCTGATACACATACATCATCGTCAAACTCTGCCTTACCTACTACAGTTAATGTACTAAGTAAGTTCGTAGCTCCTCCGACACTCAAGGCTCCTGCTATACTTGTAGCTCCACCTATCGTTGCTGTACCTGCCACGGCAAGATTTGTACCTATATTGGCATCACCACTAACGGATACATCTTTCTTGAATGTACCATCACCTGATACAGTAACTGTAGATTCAAAGGTAGCTGCACCTGTTCCTTTAAATGTACCACTGACAGATACATTGCCAGCTACATCCAGTGTACTTCCAAGGCTAACGGCTCCTGTTATGGTGGTAGTTCCACCTACGGCCAAGTTACCTACCAGTACAGTATTACCACTTACACATACATCGTCATCAAATTCTACTTTACTTACAAATTGAGATGTACCACTTACATATGCATTACCTACTACCGATATATTTCCTACACAGACATTCCCACCTACACTGGAATTAACACCTGTAATATTGGAACCATCACCATAAAATGCAGAGGCACATACTTTTGCATTAGGTGCTGCTACATTGGCACCATCAATAGATACTGTACCACCTATCTGTACGTTACCAGATACAGAAGCATTACCATCTACTCCAAATGTACCTGTTGCCTTGGCTGCTCCTGTTGCTACTTGGAAAGCTATATTAGTACCATCACCTGTTTGTATCTGTGTAAGATCAGCAGAGACACCAGCATTGGCACTTACAGCTAGTTTAATTAGCTGCTTATATGTATCTGATATTTGTCTTCCTGTTAATGTGCTCATATCGTTTGCCACCATCTATTTTCTGAATCCCAATTACTGGTGCAGTTTTGCCAATCTACAGCTCTGCCACCATCATCAGGACGAGGATTACGTATTGCCGGGTTATCTCTAACATCAGGTACTTTATTCTGAGGATGATTCTTCAGGTCATACTTACCTTCATAATCCTGTGGGCATACCAGCATCCCATAACTATTCATTTTCATAACTCTATGTGGATAAACAAATCCACATGTATCACACATTGCTAGAGCATTCTTATTACTAGCCATTTTATACCGTATTTATATGAGGTCTAATATACATACTAGCTCGTTGTTTATCTTCTTCTAATGCTCTATTTAATAATTCTTCATAGTTTCCTTTTAACATTGCTATTCTATCAGGAGGTGTACCAGCAGTCTTCATAGCAAGATAGTAGGAAAGTCCACATGTAAGAGGTGGAAGAAATCTTTTGGGAAGATCTGCATTCTGATCAGCAGATTTATTAACATCTTCCAGTTCTCGTATTCCTTCTATATTTAAAATATCTGTACTATTCTCAGGTATGGGCCATACTAGAATATTAGCATTATCTCTATTTCTTTTTACTGTAAACTGACTTGGTCTACCTGTCTGCTTCTTATTGGGAATAATCTGATATTCCTCAAAACTAATTCTTTGTAGTTGTATATCTGTGTCATCTCTACGTAATACTACTTCCAATGCATCCAAGGTATCACTTGCCAATGCATAGGAAGTGGTACTGGTAGCAACAGTTACCAATGTAGTATAGGTAGTCCATAGGAGAATACCTCTATTCTGCCAATCCTTTAACATTAGATTGATAGACCTACGTGCAGAAGCAGGAGTATGACCAAGAGTTTGTTCGCCTCCGATCATCTCCGTAGCTTCTTGGATCACCTCATCTATATCTAAGTTAAAGTTAAATGTTCCTGACGTTGCCATATTAAACTATTTCTTTTTACCATGAGTATGATGTGTCTCACTCATGAAGAAACCTACTACACCTGATACTCCACAAGCAAGCATAACTATATTCTGCCATAGTTCAACTGGTACGGAAATACCAACCATAGCTAGAACACCTGCTAATGCAGCATAGGAAGAAGGCTCTTTAAATCTACTTATAATATGAGTCATGTTGTTCTCCTTTTGCTCTTTGTTTTTAACGTACTACCTTTACTCTTCTGTATAGCTGCACCATGCTTTCTAGTCCAGTTCTTGGCTATATTAGGATGGTTAGCATACATATAAGATCTTTGAGCTTTTGACTTAAACGGCATTATTTCTTATATCCTTTACCATAACCACGTAGAGCAGCACCAACACCGATGGGTCCACCTGCTTTACGTCTTACTGTTCCACCACGTTTTCTAATCTCAAATCCACCCATAGCTCGTAGTTCTTCTTCAGATGGTAAATAGTTAGCATGTTTACCTAGACCCATTGCCTCTGCTGTTGCTGCTGTTGGAGGTGCATATCTACCTGTGGCTACAACTATTACTCGTGGACTACCATCAGGATTTTTACCTCTTTGAACAAGTTTAACTGTTCCATTCTTAATTAATCTACGTAGCTGTGCTCGTGAATAATTTTTAGGATTAGGATCTACTTTCATCTTGGATGGTAAAGCAGTATTTACTCCTTCACCAATATTACCTTTTTGAGCAGCCGATCCTCTAACTAAAGGTAATCTGGTAGGTTGTCTAGCAGCTTCAGGACGTTGAGCCATCATACGCTGAATAGTTTTACTTCCTTTACCAGTAAGACCTGCTGCTTCTTGTTCTAGTCTACTTGCTAGAGCAGCTTCTTGTTTTCCTATATCTCGTGCTCTAGCTTGAGGAGATAATGCTGTTGATCTTATAGCTGGAAGTGTTGTACTTCTTCTAGTAGGTGTAGCCTTCTTAACTTTAGAAGCAGACTTCTTTCTTTCTCGTAATTCTTTTACACTAATACCAAGTTCCTCTGCTTGTGCTTGCTCTTCTTTAGTACCGGGTTTACGACCACGAGTTTTACGTTTACGTCCACGAGTTTCTTTCTTAACTTTAGTAGTTTCATCTGTCTTTGGTTTAGAACTACTAGCTTTACGCTTACGTCCACGAGTTTTTTTCTTAACTACTGACTTTACAACTTTTGCAATTGCCATGTTACCCTCCGTTATTTACGTCTAACAGCTCCACCACCACGGAGAGCAGCACCTATTCCTATACTACCACCAGACTTACGTTTAACAGTTCCACCAGACTTATTAGTTTTAAATCTAAGTTCCTGTCCTCGTGTAAACTTCTCACCTTTTTCACGAGTTTCAAATCGTCTATTTCCTTTTGTTCGTATCTTATGTGCTCTTTCTAAACGAGCTTTAAGCTGTGGATTTTGAACCTTTCTTTTCATTGCCATTATTTCAGTGCCAAAGTACTTTTCAGCAATATCATTTGCACTCATACCTTTAAGTTGTTTTCTAACTCTTGACATTTCAGGAAGGTAACTTTTTGCAACTTGCTCAGTCTTCTTACTACGATCAGCACGTTTAGCTCCTGCTTTAGCTTCTGATTGCACTCGTGCTGTTTCTTTTTTTACAGCTTGTTTTGCTTTATATTTTTTTAAACCTGTTGGTTCTCCACTTTTTGTTTTTGGTTTAAGTGCTCGTTGAACACGTTTCCTTTGAATTGCTCTTAGACCTTTAGATAGAATACCCATTTGTTTATCTCCTCTATTAAACTTTACCGCCAGCTTTATAGCCGATCATGATTTTACCACCGCCTCTGCGAGAAACAGATCCACCTTTAGAATACTTTCTCTTTGGTGTACCACCTTTACGTTTCTTTACTGTTCCACCTTTTGACTTGGAAACTTTACCACCTGCTTTAGCTCCCGGTAATAGAAAATCAGGATCTATAGGTGTTTCAGAATCATCTTTTGCTTTCATTCGCATTCGGAACTTTTCTCCTCTATCTCCTTCATATCCTTCAGGTGGAGGCAAATTCTCTTTAGTTACTTTTGTATTTGGCTTTTTCTTCTTACGCCATTTAGGTGGATTATAAGGACTTGTACCAGTACCGGGAACCATCTCCCAATCACCGGGACGATTTATTGTACCTCTGTACGCTTTTCCTTCTGCTAAATCCTTGGCTGTTCCTACTCGTGTATCACGTACATTTGTACCTGCACCAGTTTTCTTTCCAGCTCCACCTGTACGTCTACGAATTGTTTTTGAAGTATTAGATCGACTAACCATTATTGTGCTCCTTGTATTACAGTATTAGGACCACCCACTGGATTACGTGGATTCTCCATATCATCCTGCCTCATTCTACGAGATTGATTTCTAAGTGCATCTACTGCATTTTTATAACTACCTTCCCATTCCTGTACTACATTCCAACTCTTGGTGAATCGTGCTGACTCTACCATGCAAGCACTAAAGAGTGCAGTATAGGCAAATTCACTAAAGTAGTTTGAGGTTGTTGCACTTGTCCCTGTCGCAGAAGATAAGGGAATAGGTCTGCGTGTATATTGTATTTCTCCTGACACCGCTGAAGCAGGAGTTGGTACTATGTAAATGGATGTATTATTCTTACGTGCATAATATCGTGGAGTACCTGAAGATGTGCTGGCGTGAGGCCAGTAATCTATAGCATACTCATATGTTCTTTGTAATAGAGTGGTAATATTAGATGAAGCACTCGTTTTAAAATTAACATTCCTTACTACAAGAGTATCGGCTGGCAGACTAACCGTAGGATTATTTGCCGTAAATGAGAAAGTGGCAAAGTTATCCAGACCGGGATCATCCAGTTCTTTTATCAGACGATCTTCTGCCTTCTCTACAAACTTAGAGATTTGCTCCTCATATTCTGAGGAGTCATTCTCTGCTGTATTTATAAGATCCGTTTTAAGGAATGCATAATTAGGCATGGGCTTATCCTAATATGGCAGTTACAGGTCCAGCATCAGGTGCAGATACCGTTACCTTACCGTATACGGCTACACCAGTTTCTCCTAAATATGTATCAATTACTCCGTTTGCCTGAATAGCCAATCGTATAGCTGTTCCCTTTGCAGTCTTATTTGTGATCTGCTGCTCACCCATTATCTCAATCATTCCTGATACAGTTGCCGTAGCATGTATAGCCACGATACGAGTAGTCGTACCATCAGCACCTACTGTTGCTCCTGTATCCACCCTCTTTAAAGGGCCACTGCCAACTGTTGCCATTGCAACTGTAAGATTTGAAGCCATGTTATTCTCCTTTATTAAACTTTACCACCAGCTTTGTAGCCGTACATTATCTTACCACCACGTTTTTTTCTTCCTCCTCTACGTTTTACTGGACCCGGACCAACTCTAGCACCTCTACCTTTTTTAGGTGGTAGAAATGTAGGATGTTGTGCTGCAAATTCATCTCGTTGCTTTTGTGTAGCAAAACTATCTAATATACGTTGAAACTCTTTATGTGTAGAAGGAGGCTTATCAAGTTTTTCATATTGACCAAGGTCTTTTTTAACTTTTCCCATTTCTTTATCTAAATTATATTTATTAGGCATAGATTAGTTCCTCTTTTTTAATAGTAAGGAGGGTGGCTAACGCATCACCCCCCTCACATTAGTTGCCTTTAGCTTCCAGCATTTCCACGCCAGCCTCTCCAATCGGAAACACCAAAACTATATCGTTCTCGTGCTTTAAATCGAAGATTGCCAGTGTCGAAATCTGGCTCCATTTTTGTCTGAAGTGGAGTACGTGCAAACATCTTTGTACCATTAGGAACATCGGTCTTTACAAACCAATCATCAGTTCCAGTGAAACGCCTATTGACATAGAATCCTTGTGGGATCATGCCCATGTGACGAGTGGCATTGATATCATTATTAGAACCACCGGGTTTGCCGGGAGTATTTAAAATGGTATCAGCAATATTCCATGAGTCAACAGGAATATGCAAAGATACAGCACTTGCACCTATGAGGATACCACGATCATCCTTGGTCTTTTGGACGTTGGTGATAGCAGTTTCAAGAGTTGCAATAGCCAATGCACCAGCAGATTCCAGATTGCTCTGGTTCCCATCCGAAATGGTAGGATGAGTAGAAGCAAAGAATGCAACACCATCTCCAATTGTATCGGAAAATCCGTTGGTAAACAGATTAGCAGCTTTGACTTCCTTGGTATTTGCCATTGCACGAGCCAAACCTCTGGCACGTAACTTAGCAAACGTATCATACAAGTTGTCTTCCATTGCTTCTTCTGTAATTGCAAAAGCTAGAGCTACAGTCTCTGCCGTATACCGGGCAGTATAACTCTCTTGTGCATCATCATAGGTAACAGCAGCCCCTTCAGATTTAACTGGAGCCGTGCCGAAACCTGTAAATAGAACTTCTTCTTCAAAGGCTCTGTCAGAGTTTTCGGTGTCATAAAGTGCTTTATGCTCATCGTCAACCTGACCGTATTCCAGCCCAAAGACGGCATTTAAACCGGGGAGAAGTTCTTTAGCAATACTAGCTCTATTAACAGCCATAGTTTATCTCCTTCCTAGTTATGCCGTTGAAACTGTTGCAGTTGCAAAACGATCCCTGTGCGTGGGTAACCAGACCTCAAGCATTGGATATTGGTCAAGTCCGTCTGTACCTTCATTCGGATCTTTAGCATATCCAATAACTCGCACATTACCTACAATGGTTTCTACACCAGCAGCCGAAGTTTCTACGAAGAACGCAGACTGACCTGTAGTAGTACTACCAGCAGAAGCTGTCGAAACAGTTGCCGTATAATTAAGTACTTTACAAATCTCTCCATGACTACAAGTTGCATTACCTTGAATGTAATACGTCTGATCAGGATCAGTTATGACATGGAACTCAACACTGGTTGCAGCCGTGATAGCTTCACCGGGCCAATAACGTGACCAAGTTGGCTTACCATCCGTATCTACATAGTTACAACCAACGAATACGCCAGAAGGCTTCAAGGTTGCACCGATAGATTCCGAAATCGTACCACTAGCTTCAATACAGATTAAGTCACCAGTATACAGTTTCTTAGGAGCACGAGTTATAGTAGTCGGTGAGATAACACTTGACATCCCACCTGTATTATAATTCTGCCCCTTCTTACGAGCAGGAAGAAAGCCACGTAATGCTCTTGTACTAGACATTATATTTCTCCTTCCAATTGTTTATGGACTACTCCTGAAAAGTAGGAGTCCGTCCTTTAAATGTTCTCGATTTACTACTATTGGAAATAGGCATCTGAGAATTGGAATGCCGCATTAATTGTGCATTAACAGCTTCCAACATATCGTTGGCCTTAGTCCTATAGTGTTTTCTTTTGGCCTCTAGCTTTACCGTGGGTATCTTACCCAAAGCAATGTCTCCACGACAGACAACTCCAGCATATCGGCCTTCTTCTCTCACGGTAGAAGTGGCTCCCATTTCAGGTACTTCTTCAGGAGAAACAAACTCCCATCCTTGCTGTTGTTTCTTACCAACTTCTTGGTAATCATCCTGACCATTAAGAAGGATACGTAGCCAACCAAGAGACATATCTTGCTGACGATATCTTTCCTCAACTTCACGAGGTATATAAGTTGCGTTTGGTTCTTCAAAGACGTATTCTGTTTCTTCTCTGGTTTCGTTTTCCCTAGTCTGAGAACTACGTGATTCAATACGTGTCATAATTTCTCCTCCACGTTACAGTTTAATTGCTGTGTATTCGCCATCGGAGTTTTCCACCTTGGCTTTTTCAGCAGCATATTGTTCAAGCGGTATACCCCAGTTCTGTGCTAACCTTACATCTTCTTTAGTAAGTTTAACTTTCCCCGGAGCTGGAGTGGAACGTGACGCTCCAGCTACCACTTGAGCAGGTTTAGACGGTTGTTCCTGCACCGAACTTTCTTTGACAGCAGCGTTAAACTTGTTTGGAAATGTTTCCCTAATCCTGCTATCAATCTCTTTATAAAACTCTGGATCACTTGGATCAAACCCTTCTTCTTTTAGTTCTGCATCTAATGCAAGTGCGGCTGCGGTCATTACCCTATCTTGTCCGAACCAATCATTATTCTGTGACCATTCAATGGCTCGTGGATCTGCTGCGCCTTGCGGTTGAGCTGGTTGCTGTGGTTGTTGAACAGGCTGTTGAGGCTGCTGTTCAAACTGAGCCTTAGTAGCACCTAATGATTTTAGATCATTCTGTGCTTCATTTAAAAATTCCTGCGCTTGAAGAATCTTACTTGTATCACCTTCTTCATGTGCAGACTTATAAGCGGCTCTTGCCAACTCCATCTTATCTGTAAGCTGCTTCTCATTTGCATCTAGTTGCAGTTTACTAATGTTAGTAAATTCTTGTTCTCTAGTAGTAAGTCTACCAGTTAGTTGCTCGTTCTGTTGTATAAGTTGAGAGATCTGGTCATCTCTATCCTTACGTTGTTTTATTAATTGTCGTATTCTTTTCTGAGCACCCTTAGTTTCAATACCATCTAATTCTTCAGGCTGCTCTGGTTTTGTTTCTTTTTGCTCTGTATCAGAAGGAGCTTCAACTTCAGTCTTGGCTTCTACTGATTTATCTTCTTCCACCTCAAATTCTACTTTAGGTGTATCTTCCTGACTTGGTGATTCCACCTCAGTCCACTCTTCTTTCTCAATCATTTTAATTCCTTTCGCTGCTTACGAAGCATACGTGTTTACGTCCTTATTCTATTATACTACATTAAGTCTAAATGTGCAAGTGTTAAGAACTAGATGTTAGATTAAATGTAGGGTCTAAGTCTTTAGGATGTTCTACTGTACATATAACCTGATCATCAAATAATAAAATAAGCCTTACAGATTTATAGAATAGTTTCTGACCAGCATGTTTAGCATAGCATACATAGTCACCTTCCTGACACCACCCTCCATTTGGGAATCTTGTCTCATCGTAATATGCCAAATCTCCTAAAGATAGAACTTTACCTACCGTTGTGAGATATGCCATATCGTCCTTAGTTGAATCAGGTAGCATAATACCACCCTTTGTTACACCTTTTATACTTATGGGCCTAACTAAAATATGAAAGCCCGGTATCTCTGGTAGAGGACTGGGATCTTTGACCTCATCCTCTGTGATCCACATATCATTCTTGATAGCGTTTCCTAAATGTACCTGTTGCATTTACTCCTCTTCATCGTACATACGTTTTTTAATAATATCAGAGAATATTTGTCTACTCCACTCAATACCTGCTATCTGTCCTACAATTTGTCGATACTGTGCATAACCTTCCACAGTACCTTCACCAAGAACATTCTTCAGTCTATTAAGTTCGTAGTTATATTCTTTGATAACCTCATCCCAAATTTCCATTATTTATTTAGGATATTTCCATGAAGATGGATCTCTCTGGTTTAGCACACCCTTTTGTGGTCTAGCACCAGCACCGCCATCTTTAATAGATTTCTTAGTGGGATCTCCATATGCACCACCATCACCATTAGGTACATGCGTAGGATAACCATCTGTCACACCCTTAACATCGTTAGGGTAGTGCGCTCCTATATTTCTAGGCATCTTCTTCTCCTTTCTGTGTAGCTGCATTTGCAACAACACTATTTACAACATCCATTGTTGTGTGTAGACTTTTATCATTTACATCAGCAATTTTTTGCATAACTTCTGTTGTTATTTTCTTTGCATCAAGATCCAGTTTCTGTTGACCAAGAGCAATCTTGACCATCATATCTACTGACTTTAACTTATTCTTTTCTTGTTCTGTAGCAGCCTTGGTGAGCAGATCAACGGCCTTCATAGTTTCCTTACTTGATCTATCCAGATCTGCTTTCTCCTTACGGAACTTAACATTAACACCTTCTGATACAACTTCTTTCATAAGTTTAGCTTCTTCCAGTTGTAACTTCTGTGCATCCAATGCAGCTTCAGCCGCATTCTGTGCAGCTTCCATTTGTATCTTCTGCTGCTCTAGTTGTACTTTATGCTGTTCCAGAATAACCAGTTGCTGTTCTGGTGACTTAGCTTGACCTGCTGCTTTATTAGCATTCAGTATCTGTTGTGCAGCATAGGTCATTACACCTTCAATTGCTTCTGGCTTCTGCTCTGGCATCTGCTCCATAGCCATCTTGGTAATACCATCCATCTGCTCCTGATACTTATGTACCATGTGCTCCTGAATATTAGCTTCCAATATAGGTCTAACACGCTGCATAGTAGGACTTCCACCATTCATGGGATCTTGCAAGTAGGCCATCTTTATTTGAACGTGTGCATCATGGTTCTGACCGGGGAATGCTGCAATGGGCATTCCTTTCACAGCAGCCATGATATCGGATACTGGATCAAGATTCTGTGGTTTTATCTTGGGCGGCAGTATCTCTTCCAAGTTCGGCATATTTGCCGCATTCAATATTGTTCTACTTAATGCTTCCATATTGAACATACCGGGGGGTGATTGCTGTGCCATTTGCATAGCCATTTGTGCAATCATAAGGCGGTGAGCATTAGATGGAATATTGGGATCGCTAACAGGGATAACGTCCACTCTTCCATCAAAGTCAGACTTAAATATACTCCGACTTTCAAACGGCACATCATAGGGATATTCACTTGGTAGATAGTCGTAGTCTATTCTAGCAAGAATCCTAAATTCATCTCTCTGGGATTTATGCAATCGTTTATGGATTGCAGAGAAGAATTTACTGGACGCTTCCAGTAGTGCCATTGTTGTACCTACTGGTCCGTAAGAAGATGCTTCCGATACAATTTGTTCTGTACTGTCTGCAAACTTCTGACCTGCTGTTGAAACAAATCCCAACATCTGGAACAAGGTCGAGGAAGGCTCTTTGTAGGGGAGAGGAACGATAGCCTTTGCCAAGTCCACACCTGTAGATTCAACTTCTTTAAACTCACCGGGGCTAATAGGATCATTGTCACCAACTACCCTAACACCTTTAGCCTTGAACCCACCCGGCAGGTTCGCAAATTGACCTGCATCAATAAGACTTCTCATTGCTGCTGTAGCACTCATGGTAAGATTACCAAGGAAGTGCATAAGGCCAAAGCCGTAGAAACCAAAACCCGGTACAAACCGATAATGTACAAAGTGATTTATCTTTTCCTTATTTGTATCGTCAGGTTTATAGTTTCTACGAACACATAAAACTTTTCTTGATTGTTCTTCTACTGTTACAATATAGGGAAGTGCTATTCCCTCTTCTTTATTTGGTTCATCTATCTCCAGATAACAATGCTGTTCCAGTAGTACATACTGTGGATCTGTATCCTGTGTTGGAGAGAACCCTAGTATTGTATCCATCTTGGATGCAAATGCAGTAGGTTCAGGATTAGATGCTTCTGGTAAATCTGTATCTGAATATATTCCTGAACGAATATCTTTTGCCAGATCAATAGGACTACGATAGATTACATGTGTATACCTGTCAGCTTTGGAAAGATTACTGGAATAATAAGATACGTAAAACTGGTCAATAGGAACAAATTCTGACACTGGTCGTTTAAGATTTGCATCGTAGTATACTTTCTTAAATGCGGAGCCTATTAGTGGAAGATGGAAAAGCATCTTCTCAAATTCGTCAAAGTACTCTGGCATCTGCTCTGTGAGCTGGTAATTCATAAAGTTCTTGACACGATTGGCTTGCATCTCTCTATCTGGAGTGGACTTGCCA